GATGCAGATAGTTTAATCTTTGCAGCTTGTTATAAAAAACGAGACAACCCAGAAGATGATAAATACTATCGAGATATAGAAGAAGCACAAGCGAAGTTTGATGAGCAATTTATGAGCATAGTAAACAAGCTAGAAGATATGTACCCAATTGAAAAAGTAATAACGTTTAGCGGTAGTAAGGGAAACTTTAGAAAGCTAATCACAAGCGAATATAAAGCTAATAGAAAAAAACAAGAGTTACCACCTTTATTAGATGAGATGCACCAATACGTTAAAGACCAATACGACAGCGTTTGGGGTTATGGAATAGAAACCGATGATATGGTTGCTAGGTACTGGCACGAACTATCAAACGAACTAGGGCGTGATAATGTTATGATAGTAAGCATTGATAAAGACTATAAGCAGTTCCCTTGCCTTATGTACAACTACCACTACAAACATAAAGAGGTTTTAGATATAAGCGAGGACGAGGCTTTATATAACTTTTATGAGCAAATGATAATAGGAGATACAGCCGACAATGTAAACTACTTTAAAGGTAAGGGTAAAAAATATGCAGAGAAATACTTAAAAGAATCTGATACCAAATACCAATATACTAGAAAGATGTTAGAGTTATTTCAACAAGAGTATAAAGGCAAAGCACGACAGAAGTTTACTGAGTGTTATCACTTACTAAAACTAAGGACAGAATGATTAGATTTGTTTACGACCTAGACATAGTACTAGAGGCAATAGAGAACGAAGACTACAAAGATGCAGTAGCAATGATTAAAGATATAAAAGAAGATTTAAGAATATTAGCATTATTATGAGTTTAAAAGTTAAAGATAGTAGATATAGTCAATGCAAATATGATGGAGATTATTACGAGACTTTATTTAAGGAGAAGTCATTGTCTACTGGTTTAGATTATAAAGAAGCTAGCAAGCAAGATGATTGGTATAAACATATAGATTGCTATGTTAATGGTTATGGTGTTGATGTAAAAGGAAATAGACACTTAGAAACTATATGGCTTGAGGTTACAAATGTAAATGGAAACAAAGGCTGGTTAAGAGGAGAGGCTTATTATATAGCAATGTTTGTTATGGAGTTAGATTGTTTTAGTATTTATAAAAGAACAGACCTTTTAAATTACATAAAAGAAAACACAAAAGAATATACAGAAAACAAAAGAGATTATAATAAATTTTACACTAGAAAGAAATGGGGTAAAAAAGATATTTTAGTTAAATTTAAATATAATGATATAAAACACTTAGAGATTAAAAAATTATGAGAGCAACCTATTTACATTACGAGAACGGAAAAGGCTATGATGTTATAGACTTTATCAAAGATTATCAATTATCATTTAATAAAGGTAATATAATTAAGTATATTTGTAGAAGCGGAAAAAAAGACGATGAGCTAAAAGACTTAGAGAAAGCAGCAGATTACTTAAGACGTGAGATAGAATACCTAAGAGAGCAACAGCAACAATGGATAGAGAAGAACAAATAAAATACTACGAAGATATGGAACAAAAAGAACTAGAACACCAAGAAGGTGTTAGAGGTGTACAAGATGAAGTAAGTGAACCAATAAGCGATAGACACTTAAACTATTTAAAGAGTGTACTAATAAGTCAATTACTACTAGAGGCAAATGATGAGCTGCAAGGAAGTAAAGGCTTTAAACAAAACGTAAAGCACCAAGTAAACAAAACATCTAAGATACTAGAGAAAGAATATCAGCAAGGGTTTAATGTAATATACAACAATAACCCAGAGATGTGTACTAACGTACTAAACAAAATAGATGGCTTAATACATAAGATTAAAACAGCTTCTATTGACGAACTAGTAATGATAGATGCTTTAGTAGACAACTACTTTGAAAACAAAGACGAACTAATAAAAACACAAACAGCAGAATTTAATAAAATAGATTAATATGTACATAAATATAGAACTAAAAAATACAGATAAAAAAGACTACTATAAATTCCTAATCAATGGAGTAAATCTAGGAGAATGGGAACGAAGCGAACTAAGATATTTAATAGAGGTAATAGATAATAAAATATAATGAAAATAGAAACAATAGCAGAGACGATAAAAGAACTCACAGACGTAAACATACTAGAACAAAGCAGACGTAGAAGCGTAGTAGAAATGCGAAGCGTAGCAAACAAATATCTAGTAGATGTACTAAGACTAAGATGGTCAGACATAGTTAGGGAGTATGCAGTAAATGGATTCAACACAACACACGCAAGTGTAATACATAGCGTAAACACATACGACCAACATAGCTATTATAACTCAGACCTAGACTTAATATATGAGACCTTACTAAATAGCAGTAAGATGAACATAATAAAACGAGTCAATAAAATGACTGTAGAACAAATAGAAAAAGTAGAAGCTATACTACAAGACTAAAATAAATACAAAACGTTTATATATTAATACAATACATAGACTATGGCATACAATACAGAAGACTTAAGAAAGGAAAGCATTGAAGTAATAAAAAAGCATAACCTAATATTTATAGGCGATATAATGGCTTATACTGGATTTAGTAAGCGTGCCTTCTATGACCATAAATTGCAAGAATGTAACGATATAAAAAGCGAATTAGCAAAGAATAGAATCAATATGAAGATATCTATGCGAGCTAAATGGTACGCAAGTGACAACGCTACATTGCAAATAGGGCTAATGAAACTCATAGCTGATGATGATGAGGCACATAGATTAAACGGAACAAAGAGAGAAGTTAAACACGATACAACAGACAAAGAGATAAATATTAAGATACACAGATAATTGGAAGTAAACGTTAATGTAGTATTTGAACATCTCTTAGACAGTCAAACTAAGATAGTAGTGGAGCAAGGTGGAACTAGGTCTGGAAAGACTTACAACATTTTGCTCTATATTATTTTTAACTATTGCCAAGTAAACAAAGGCAAGACTATAACAATATGTAGAAAGACATTCCCAGCAGTACGCTCTTCTGTAATGAGAGACTTTATAGACATACTTAAACAACATAAAAAGTATGATGAGGCTAATCATAATAAATCTAATAGCGAATACACCTTAGATGGCAACCTAGTAGAGTTTATAAGCGTAGACCAACCACAGAAGATTAGAGGACGTAAGAGAGAGTTTCTTTTTATTAATGAAGCTAATGAGCTAGACTATGAGGACTGGCAGCAATTAGTTTTTAGAACAACTGAGAAGATAGTAGTTGATTACAATCCTTCAGACGAATACCATTGGTTATACGACAAAGTGCTACCTAGAGACGATGTAGAGTTTTATAAGACCACATACTTAGACAACAAGTTTTTAGATGATAGCATAGTAAAAGAGATAGAACGCTTAAAAGATACAGACGAACAATACTGGCAAATATACGGACTTGGAGAAAAAGGTGTAAGCAAAGCTACTATATTTAACTATATAGAAGTACCACATATACCACACGATGCAGAGCTTATTAGTTATGGAGCAGATGCTGGTTATACAAATGACCCAAGCACTTTAGTTAGTGTGTATAAGAAAGACCACAACTTATACATCAAAGAGCATCTATATAGAACAATGATGACTACAAGAGATTTAAGCGACCATTTCAAACAAGAGGTGCAAAGACGAAACCCTATCTATTTTGATGCAGCAGAGCCTAGACTAATAGACGAGCTAAGACGTATGGGGCATAACATACAACCTAGCTTAAAAGGTAGAGACAGTATCAATGCTGGTATAGACTTACTAAAGAGATTTAAGATACATATAACAAGCGACAGCAATAACGCTATACAAGAGTTTAGGAACTACAAATGGCTAGAGGATAGAAGTGGTAAGCTAACAAATAAGCCAGTAGATAAAAACAATCACATAATAGATGCTGTAAGATATGCTACTTACTCTATAATGAGTAGACCTAACTTTGGAAAATATGCTGTATCTTAATCGCTAAAATAAATTAAAAATGTTTATATATTAATATGGAAGTAAAATTAAGCATACCTACAACTCTAAATGAGATTACACTAGGACAGTATCAAGAGTTTGCAAAGCTAGACGTATCAAAGGAATCAGAAGTACAATCTAAGATGATAGAGATATTCTGTCAAGTACCTAAAGAAGTGGTTAGAAATATGAAAGCTACTGATATAGTCGACATCTGTACTATATTAAATAATATGTTTGATACTAACCATCAATTAATAAATAGATTTAAAATAGGTAAACAAGAATTTGGATTTATGCCTAGCTTAGAAGATATGAGCTTTGGGGAATACGTTGACCTAGATACTTACATAGGAGACAACGATAACCTACATAGAGCTATGAATGTATTATACAGACCTATTGACTTTAAACAAGGGGATAGATACAATATTAAAGACTACGACCCAGATACAAATCAAGATGCTAAGGACTACCCACTAGATGCAGTATTAGGTGCTATTGTTTTTTTTTACGATTTAGGGAAGGACTTATCGACAGTTATGCTGAACTCTTCGAATCAAGCGAACGAGGAGACCTTAGTGCAGTATCTAACTTCTCTTCCAAATGGGGGTGGTACAATTCAATCTATGGAATCGCTAACGGAGATATTACAAAATTTGAA